CCTTTGATACGGTATTCTTTGCCACCCGCATCTGGGAAACCATCTGCTGCGACTATCTCCTGCAGAAGAAGATTGTCCCACCACTGAAGACTAAGTATGCCAAGGACGATCAGTTCGTCGGTGCGTATGTCAAAGAGGTCACACCGGGACTGTACAAGAATGTAGTCAGTTTTGATGCTACCAGCCTGTATCCCAGCATCATCATGGGCTGGAACATTTCGCCTGAAACTTGCACAATAAAGAACTCTTCTCTGAATGCTGACGATTTCCTTCTTGGTAAGCGTAGTGACATTCCAGAGATGATTGAAGACGCAAAGACACGGAATTCGTGTCTGGCTTGCAATGGATCGTTCTTCACCAATGAGGTTCGTGGGTTCATTCCAACCTTGATTGAGATCACATTCAATCAGCGCCAAGAAGCCAAGAAGAAGATGATTCAACTTGAGAAGGAATATGAAGGCAACAAGAACAAAGATCTTATTCCCCGTATTGCTGCTCTGAAGATTCGTCAATCGGTCAAGAAGATTTTGGCAAACAGTCTGTATGGATGCTTGGGCAATCCCGCATTCACATATTCTTCACCTGAACTGGCAACCGCTGTTACCGTAACTGGTCAGGTTATCATCCGTTCTGCAGAGAATGAGATGAACAATTATATCAACAAGGTGATGAAGAGTCCTGAACCAAAGGATTATGTCATTGCCGTAGATACCGACTCGGTGTATCTGAATCTTGATGATATTATTACAAAAGTTTCTAGTAACAGCAAGATTCCAGACATTACATCATTTGTAAATGATATTTGCGAGAAGAACATCCAGCCACAGTTGACCAAGACTATGACTGAACTTTCTTCAAAGTTGAATTGCAGTCAAAACAAGATCTCATTCAAGCGTGAAGCCATCGCTTCGGCTGGGCTGTTTGTAGCCAAGAAGAGATATGCTCTGCTTGTATATGATCTTGAAGGTGTTCGTTTCACCGAACCCAAACTTAAGATCATGGGTCTTGAGACTGCTCGTAGTAGCACTCCTGCAATTGTTCGTAATAAACTAAAAGATTCAATCAAGATCATCCTTACAAAAACTCCTGAGGAGTTGCGACACTTTGTGAATAAATTTTATGATGATTTTATGAAATTACCTTTGGAAGATGTCGCAGCTCCTCGGGGCGTTAAGGGACTGAATAAGTATAAGGATGTTACGGACATTTACAAGTCTGGAACGCCTATTGCAACAAAGGCAGCATTGCTGCATAATGACTACATAAAAAAGATTGGCATCGACAAGGAAGTTGCTGCAATCGGTGAAAACGACAAGATGAAGTTTGTGTTCCTAAAGGTTCCCAATCCCTATGGAAAGGGTGGCAAGGATGGAGTCATTGGATTCATCAATAAGCCACCTGCAAAGTTTAATCTAGAAAAATACATTGATCGTAAGAAACAATTTGAGAAAACATTCGGTGAACCTCTGGACAATATTCTTGAGGCAATCAACTGGACGATAAAAGAACAAGTGACGCTTGAATCCTTCTTTGGGTGAGGTATAATATAACATGTCAAAATATCTTAAGAACTTAATTAGCAAGATTGATAATCCAGACGCAACTCTAGTATCAGAGGGAATCGACGGTGCGGATGTAACCGGATTCATTGATACTGGATCATACGCACTTAATGCCCTGCTGTCTGGTTCAATCTTTGGTGGATTACCAAACAATAAGATCTCTTGCTTGGCAGGAGATCCGGCAACAGGAAAGACCTTCTATGCCATTGGCATCGCAGGCCAGTTCCTAAAGGATCACAAGGACGGTGTTGTGATTTATTTTGATACCGAGCAGGCAGTGACATCAGATATGTTCACCGCCCGTGGAGTTGATCCTGAGCGCATTGCAGTCATTCCTGTTGCCACAATCGAAGAGTTTAAGACTCAATCTCTCAAGATTGTCAATGACATTCTTGAGCAACCTGAGGACGAGCGCAAGCCAGTCTTCATGATTCTTGACTCACTTGGAATGTTGTCTACTCGCAAGGAGATGACAGATTCTGCTGAAGGCAAGGATGTCCGAGATATGACAAAGGCCCAGCAGACCAAGGCAACCTTCCGGGTTCTCACATTGAAACTTGGCAAGGCAAAGATTCCCATGCTTTTGACCAACCACACATACCAAGTCATCGGCGCTTATGTACCGACAAAGGAACTGGGTGGCGGTATTGGCTTGAAGTATGCAGCCAGCAACATTCTAACTCTGTCAAAGAGCAAGGATAAGAGTGATGAAGGCGTTGTTGGTAACTTTATTAAGTGCACCAACTACAAGAACCGATTCGTCAAGGAGAACATGCAGGTTGAAACCCGACTGAACTATACTTCGGGACTAAGCAGATATTATGGCCTGACTGATTTGGCCATGAAGTATAATATATTCAAGAAGGTATCGACTCGCGTTGAACTTCCTGATGGAACAAAAGTTTTTGAGAAGAACATTGATGATGAACCTGAAAAATATTTTACAAAAGATATCTTGGAAAAACTTGACAAAGAAATTCAGAAGGACTTTAAGTATGGACAAGGCAGTTGATTTTGACCTATTACCAGATGATACCACGGACTTGACAAATACTTGTCCGATTATCATCAAGAGTGGAAAATTTAAAGACATTGTTTATCGTTATGGAAAGATTTCATTTAAAGAACTAGAAGATGGTTCTCTGAATGTCAATATGGAAGTTGAAATGATTAAGGCTCCCGAAGATTTTAATCAACAAGATCCAGAATTTACTGAGACTGTTGGTAATATCTTTACAAAAATTATAGAAGATCAAGTTACAACACAAGAAAAAGATCTTGAAGCCGATGTTCATGAAGATCCTGTGGACAATACCTGAATAGGTGATATACTAACAACATGGAAACAGTAATTCTAAAGAACCTAGTCCTCAATGAGGACTATGCTCGCAAAGTCGTCCCATTCCTTCAGGAAGAATACTTTCATGATAAGGCCGAGAAGACGGTCTTCAACATTGTCAGTAAGTTTATTCTGAAGTACAACAACATCCCTACAAAGGATGCAGTTCATATTTCTCTGGAGAATGATTCTGCACTTTCTGAAGTTGAATTCAAGAAGTGTGTTTCAATTTCCGATGAGATGTACAAGCAAGGTGAAATGTCAGACACCATTTGGCTTGTGGAGAACACTGAAAAGTTTTGCAAAGAAAAGGCCATCTACAATGGTATCATGGAATCAATCGGTATCATTGAGGGCAAGGATAAAGAGAAGACACAGAATGCCATTCCTGAAATCATGTCAAAGGCGCTTTCTGTTTCATTTGATACTCGTGTCGGCCATGATTTTCTAGAGGATGTAGATGAGCGATATGAATATTACCACAGAGTTGAAGAAAAAGTCCCTTTTGATCTTGAGATGTTCAATCTCATTACTCGCGGCGGTGTTCGTAAAAAGACCCTTAATGTAGTCATGGCAGCTTCAGGCGTAGGTAAGAGTGCTTTCCTATGCCACCATGCGGCTGCGTGCTTGGCACAGAACTTGAATGTTCTTTACATCACGCTTGAGATGGCCGAAGAAGAAATTGCAAAGCGTATTGATGCAAACCTGCTCAATACGGACATGCATGACCTTGAGCGTATGCCTCTGACCCAATATGAGGGCAAGGTTGACACCCTAAGAAAGACTTGCCGTGGCAAACTTATCATCAAGGAATATCCTACCGCCGCCGCAAACGTAACCCACTTCCGTAATCTTATGGAAGAGTTGAAGATTAAAAAGAAGTTTGTTCCCGATGTAATCTTTGTTGATTACTTGAACATCTGCTCCTGCGCTCGCTTCAAGTTGGGCAATGGCATGAACAGTTATACCTATGTCAAAGGCATTGCAGAGGAGTTAAGAGGGCTTGCAAAGCAGTTCAATGTCCCTCTATGGACAGCCACTCAGGTCAACCGTGAAGGTGCAAAGAGCAGCGACATGGAGATGACAGATACCTCTGAAAGTTTTGGTCTACCCCAGACTGCTGATCTGTTTTTTGCTTTGATTGAGACCGATGAACTTGCCGAGGCAGGACAACTCATGGTCAAGCAGTTGAAGAATCGTGGAAACGATACAACTAAGAATAAGAAGTTCTTGGTAGGTGTCAACAAGTCTAAGATGAAGTTTTTTGATGTTGACAATGGAAACAATAACTTGGTAAATTCAAATAATACTGACGAAGAAGGATTTGGTTCCGGCTTTGATGGAGCATCTTTTGATCCACAATTTGGAAAAAAGAAGAACAAAGTTGTCAGTTGGACATTTGAAGAGACTAAGTGATGAGTATATATATCGATAAGAAGTATGTGAATCTTTGTTCCGGTTCCCTTGAGAAGTTCAAGTGGAAGAAGGATAACCTAGCGACTTGCCGATGCTTCAAGTGCGGGGACTCAGTAAGGAACAAGACGAAGACAAGAGGTTACTTCTTCGAACACAAAGGAAGCTATGTTTACAAGTGTCATAATTGCGGATTTGCTTGTGGTGTATATGGTGTTCTTGAAAGTGTCTGCCCAAATCTCTGCAAAGAGTACACATTCGAAAACTTTAGAGAAAAAGAACCAGAGAGACCCGTCGAACAACCAAAACAACAAACTGAAAGTTTGTTTACCGATCTCGGCGTTAGGCTTGACAGGCTAAACCCGGATCATAAGGCAGTAAAATATGTTGAGTCTAGAGAAATTCCGAAAGAAAAATATAGCAACTTTTATTACTGCAGTGATTTTAGTAAAATCCTGCGAACTTTTGGCAAAGAAGGCAGAAAGGAAGATCGATTGGTTATTCCTTTCTATGATGAGACCGGAGAGTTGCTGGGTGTCCAAGGGCGGTCGTTTAATGAGTGCAAAGATGCAATCCGCTATATCACGCTCAAACGACCGGGTTGCGAAAATCTTTGGTATAATCTAGACAAAGTAGATCCCCGTGAGACTGTGTATGTCACAGAGGGTCCTATTGACTCTATGTTCATTCCTAATGCTGTTGCCATGCAAGGAGCAAAATGGATGGATGAACTGCCAGAGAAGATCAAGAAGTCAAAGGTAGTATTCATTTTTGACAATGAACCAAGAAATCATGAAATCGTCAGCATCGTTGGCAAGTACATTGATGCTGGCAGAGATGTGGTTGTTTGGCCTGAAGAGATAAATAAGAAAGATATCAATGATTTAGTTTTGGCTTATGGCATCTCCAAAACTGTGAGTCTTGTAATAAACAATGTTTATTCTGGACTAAAGGCGAAGATGCGTTATACTTATTGGAAGCGAGTTTAAATATGGAAAATAACGAAGAATTACCAGAAGACATGTCTGAAGAAATGCTAGACATGATCAGCAAGGCTTATATCAATTTTACAGGAAGATTCAGCGACTACATCAAGGAAATGGATCCAGAACTCTGGGCACGTGCAAGAGCATACGCTGCAGACTATGTTGATGTTCCTGGTGTTACACTTGAAATTATTGATGAGGATGATGTGAATGACACAGACGACAACAAGCACGGCGCAGATTAAGTATCCTGTTTTGGATCACGGTCATGTTGATTTGATTGATTACATGGGATCGGATCTCAGTGTTGTCAATGCTGCAAGAGTTTCATTTAACAAAGAAAGTTCTTGGGACAGTGATCATCATTGGACCGGAGCGCAAAAGAAGATTCTATCCGAGAAGGATCAGAAACTAATTTCTTATCTTGCAAAACACAATCACTTCACTCCATTCTGCCACCCACAGGTGAGTCTTCGTATCAAGTGCCCGATCTTTGTTCGCGCACAACTTGGTAAGCATCAGGTTGGTCTCGTAATGAATGAAGTCAGCAGACGCTATGTTACATACGAGCCAGAGATCTATGTTCCTTTCTGGCGCTCGGCTCCTACCAATGGAGCAAAGCAAGGTAGTAGCGGTCCTATTGAAGATATGGACAAGTGTATTTCTTTGCGCCAAGAATACACAACCGTTTCAAATGAATGTTTGAAACTTTACAATGATCTAATAGGAGAAGGCGTCGCACCGGAACAAGCAAGATCAATTTTGCCGCAGGGCACATACACGGAGTTTGTATGGACGGGTTCTTTGTATGCCTTTGCACGTGTTTATAATCTTCGAATTGACGCACACGCTCAATGGGAAGTTCAGGAATATGCTAAGGCAATTGACAAAATTTTGGCACCAATTTTTCCAGTCTCGTGGAAGACTTTGACATCTAAATAAGGAACCCAATTAGGAGTTAACAATATGGCAGAAAATTTATCACCATTTCAATCGTTTATTTTTATCTCGCGCTATTCTCGCTGGCTACCAGAGAAGAATCGTCGTGAGACATGGGATGAGTGTGTAGATCGTTGGTGGAATTATTTCACTGGCAAGGTTCCTCAATTGCTTGAGCGCCCAGACGTGAAGGAAGCAATTTTAAATCTAGAAGTTCTTCCTTCTATGCGTAGTCTTATGACTGCTGGTCCTGCTCTAGACCATGATAACACTTGCTTGTACAATTGTTCTTATCTACCGATTGATTCTATCCAATCATTTGCAGAGTTGTTTGTTGTATTGATGAACGGAACCGGCGTTGGCTATTCTGTTGAACATCAATACACTGATAAACTTCCAACAGTTGCAAACAAGATTGAAAAAGAATTCAACATCACTTATGTTGTTGAAGATTCAAAGGAAGGGTGGGGCAACGCAATCAAGTTCATTATCGAACACTTGTATGCAGGTCGTCATGTAAAGTGGGATCTAAGCAAGATTCGTCCTGCTGGTGCAAGACTCAAGACCTTTGGTGGTCGTGCAAGTGGTCCTGCTCCTCTTGACAACCTATTCAAGTTTGCTGTCAAGTTGTTCTACAATGCACAAGGCCGTAGACTAACTGCCCTTGAATGCCATGATCTCTGCTGTGCCATTGCTAACGCAGTAATCGTCGGTGGTGTTCGTCGTTCTGCTATGATCTCGTTGAGCGATCTATCTGATCGTGAGATGGCTCTATGCAAGAGCGGTGCATGGTGGGAGCAGGCTGGCTTCCGTTCATACGCCAACAACTCTGCTGTCTATCGTGGCCGTCCTCCAATGGGCCAGTTCCTAGAGGAATGGACTTCGCTATACAACAGCCACAGCGGTGAGCGTGGAATGATCAATCGTAATGCTTTGCAAGCACAGGCTGCTATGTGGGGTCGTGATGTAAACTGTGAGTATGGAACAAACCCATGCTCAGAGATCATTCTGAAGCCATTTGAGTTCTGCAATCTTTCAACTGTTGTTGTTCGCCCCGATGACACTCAGGCAACATTGAAGAGAAAGATTGAGATTGCAACAATCATTGGAACAGTTCAATCAACATTTACAAACTTCCCATACCTTCGTGAAGATTGGAAGAAGAACTGTGAAGATGAAAGGTTGCTAGGTGTTAGCATGACAGGAATTTTTGATAATAAACTCACCAGCGGGCTTGAAGGTAAGCCAAAACTCGTGAGATTGCTTGAGACACTTCGTGACCATGCTACGGCCACGAATCTCAAGTGGGCAGATAAGTTGGGGATTGGCCCCAGCAAATCGATTACATGCGTGAAGCCCGAAGGCACTACATCGTGTTTGGTGGACTCTGCCTCCGGTCTCCATCCTCGCTATGCGGAATATTATTTCCGTAGAATTCGTTTGGACAAGAAAGATCCTCTATATGAACTCATGAAGGATCAAGGCGTCCCGTGTGAAGATGATGTAATCAACCCAACTTCTACTGCCGTCTTTACATTTGCGATGAAGGCTCCAAAGGGAACTATGACCACAGAGGAACTTCGCGCACTAGACCATCTTGATTTGTGGAAGACTTATCAAGAACATTACTGCCACCACAAGCCATCGATTACCGTTAACTATAGGGATTCTGAATTCCTTGAAGTAGGTAACTGGCTATGGGAAAACTTTGATATCGCAACCGGTATCTCTTTCCTTCCCGGTGGGGACAGCCACACTTATGCTCAGGCCCCCTTCGAGCAGATTGATTCAGCAACCTATGCGGCACACCCCAAGGTTAAAGTTAACTTTGGTAATCTGTCAAAATACGAGGCTGAAGACAAGACTGAATCAGCAAGAGAGTATGCCTGCAGCGCTGGCGGTTGCCAGATAGTGTGAATCAGATAAAAAACTCCTAGGGATTTCCCTCCGCGAAGTTCGGAGGGTTTTTTATTTTATGGATAAATATCATAGAGGCTATGTTTACTATGATGATCGGTATTGACTACTCTATATCCTGCCCGTGTTTATGCCTTTATGATGAACGCAGGGAATTTAAATTTGATAACTGCTCTTTTTATTATTTGACAAATACTAAAAAATATGCAGATAAAATTGCTCCAAATATTACTGGAGAATCTTTTCAGGAATATGTGGCCGATGTAGATCGATTTGACACAATTTCTGATTGGGCATCAAATTTATGTGTAGGTGCGGCTGATATTGCAATTGAAGGATATGCCTTCAATGCCACCGGAAGAATTTTTAATCTTGCTGAGAACATGGGAATTCTTAAGCATAAGCTATATAAGCTCGCCATTCCGGTAACCATCGTAGAGCCATCCAAGGTAAAGAAACTCGCCACAGGCAAGGGAAACGCCGATAAACAGGCAATGTATGAAGCCTTCTCAAAAGAGACGAAGACCGATCTTTTATCGGTCTTCAATCAAAAAACTTTGAGTAATCCTGTAACTGA